AGTCACGTCAATTATCTGTGCGTAGTCATCTAATATCTGTTTCATTTCCTCATCGTGTTTTGCGCAGTCATAAGACTCTGCAATTTGTTTTAAGTCTGATGACTTGGCCCACTCTTTTACAATAAAAACAAGATTTTTCATAGTATCTTCTTTGACGTTCATACTGCCTCCTTATTAAAAGAATAAAAACCGCACTTATCTAGGTCGATGTCGTCGTTTAGGTGCACTTGGCGAATGGCGTCCATGACTGCTTCAAATGGTGTGTCACCAAAACCTTTGACGAGAGCAGGATAAAAGTGGGTAAAATACAGCTCTGCCATATTGCCTTTGCCGTCTTTTCCAACCAGTGCCATGTGGTCGTCAACCACGCCGTCAAGTTTGATCCAAAAAGATGTCGGATAAAGTTTGTAGCCATCACTTTGTAATACTGACTCAATTCTTTTATTAACAACCATCTTTGCTTTGAGTTCGTTTCTCATAGTCCCTCCAAATAAATAGCATAGCCAATAGGGCATTTATGTTCTCCCCAATCGAGATCGGCTTCGTAGATGTCATCAAGTGTAGAATCTATCTCGTTTGCTTTTTCAAGCGTAACTACATCGTTTTTATATAAACTCTCAACAGCGCCATCATCAAAATGAAACATTAGGTCATTTTCATGCAGCTCTTTAATAAAGTTTTTTGCTTTTGCTAAATTCATTTTTTTCGCAGTCCCTCCATAAAAAATTTGTTACTCACGATACAATAATAACAAATGAGCAGAAATTTGCAACTATTTGTAAAATTTAGTATATTCTTTTTTGTAAGTAAATTTTAAGGAAAATTATGAAACTACCGATAGAAAGAAAAAAAGCAAACACATCTGGGATTCAGTTTAGAATTGATCCAGACACTAAGAAAAAATTAACCGCGCTGAAAAAACATTACGGTGTTGGCACAGGTGAGTTGATGAAAGCAATGATTGTGGAATGTCACAAGTCGCTGGCGGAGATAGAACAATGAGTAAACCAAAACATATTAAAGATACTTTGTATCCGATGTTAAAAGAAATTTTTATCCGCTACTTGTCTAATAAACACGACAAGCCATACAATCAGATAGCCATAGCTGATATGGCGCCAGAGGATCTTAAGTTGTGGCAAGAGATTGAGGGAATGAATGGCCGCAAGGTTGGCGTGGTTTATAAAGACGACGCAACGATAAGGGTGGTGCACTAGCAAATGTGGAGCTGGTTTTGGAACTTAATCGATAGATGCGTTGAGAGATCGTTGCAAAAACAAGCTGAAAAATTATTTGAGAGGGAGGCAAAAAGCCATGAACATAAAAGACGAGATTGAGGGTGTAGCACGACATTTACGGATTGTGTGCTCGCAGCAGATTGAAGATTTAGAGGATCAGCTACCACAAGTTACTAATCCAGTGGAGCGAGAGGATCTACAAAAAAGGATCGATACGTTGCACGAGATGACAGATGAGGTAAATCGACGCGCTGAGGTTTTGATCCAGGAGTATAATAACAAGACATGAAAGTATTAAGTTTATTCGATGGTATGAGTTGTGGGCAGATTGCATTAGATCAATTAGGCATACCTGTAGAGAAGTATTACGCAAGTGAGATCGATAAATATGCCATAAAGGTCACACAGGCTAACTATCCAAACACGGTGCAAGTCGGGGATATATGTGATTTAGATGCAAAAGATTACAAAGATGTAGACCTAATACAAGCTGGCTCACCATGCCAAGGATTTTCTTTTGCAGGTAAACAGCTTGCCTTTGATGATCCTAGATCTGCGTTGTTCTTTGAGTTCATACGATTGCTGAAAGCTATCAAGCCAAAATATTTTTTGCTTGAAAATGTAAGAATGAAAAAAGAGTTTTTAGAAATAATAACAGAGCAAGTTTCACAATGTTATGCACCAGAAGATGTTGATAATCAATTCTTAAATGTTTTAGGTGAAGTAAGGTTTGAGCCTATCTTTATAAATAGTTCGCTTGTATCTGCTCAATCCAGACAAAGATACTACTGGACTAACATACCTGGTATCAAGCAACCAGAGGATAGAGGTATAGTATTAAGGGATATATTGGAAGACAACTTTGATAGTGAAAGAAACAAAGCACATTGTATTGATGCTAATTATTACAAGGGTGCAAGTGTTGAACAATACAAGAAGAAACATAGAAGACAGTTGGTTAATAAGCCAATTAAACTTGCAGGTGAAAAAGGTAATCATTATGGTGGTGGTTTATTTGACACCAAAGGTAAATCCCCTACTTTGAATGGCATAGGTAATGGCGGTGGTGGCACAAACAACATACCTAAGGTGCCAGAAACTAAGCCTAAGCGAGTTGGCACAACAATAGGCATTAAAGGACACGACATCCTTAAACGAGTTTATGGCCAAGATGGTAAATCTCCAACTATAACCGCTCATGCCGCACAAGGAAGTGCGCCAAAAATTGAAACTAAGCCAAAAAAAGCATACGACATACCCAGAGAGATACTTAAAGACAACGAAAGGCAGCGTAGAGTTTATGATCCTAGCGGTAAATCACCTACAGTTTTAGCAAGATCTGATAGTCCAAAGATAACTACACCCAAGCAAGTAGGAGTCGCAACAGACATTAAAGGACACGATCAAATTAAAAGAGTCTATAGTCCAGATGGCAAGTCGCCTACAGTAACGACTTGTGGTGGTGGCCATAGAGAGCCAAAGGTAGCCGTTCAATCTTATAGGGAAGTAAGAACAGATGAGGCCAAAAAAATGCGAAGGATGACAAGGCAACAAACAGGTAAAGACCACACGCCTTTTAGAGCAAAGAAATTAGAGCCAAGAAAGGACGGAAAAGTTGGCACAGTTACGCCTAGTCTAAACAAAGATCATGAGATAAGTATTGAAAAAGAAGAGCTCACTTGGAGAAAACTAACACCGTTGGAATGTGAAAGACTGCAAACAGTTCCAGACAACTATACAAATCATGTGTCAAATACAAGGCGCTACGCCATGCTCGGCAACGGTTGGACTGTAGAAGTAATTAAGCATATTTATAAGAATATGGAACAATGATGAAATGTCGTGTTATGATGCGATATGCCAAAATTGGTAGCAATCAAAGAAAAGATGGGGAAACCCACATTACACGAAGTTTGTGAACGCCTTGATGTTATGTTTCAGAACATGGAATATCGGGGTGAAGACAAACTAAATATTGTGTTAGCTGCTCTTAGTTTTTGTATATCACAACTGAATGATCAGTTTGATGACAAAGAAGTAGCAAACCTGGTAGTTGAATTATTGGCTAAATATGCCGATAAAACGATACCTCGTTAATATTGTCAATTATTGTCAAAAAAGCATGACAGCAAAAAACATGATAAGAATGGGCTTTTCGGGATTATTTTATTTTTTTCATTTTTGTCATAAGACTTTGATAAAAATAGTATAAAAAACTTACAAAATACTTGACCTGGTTATAGATCTTCAAGTATCCTTTCAAAACACTATGGGGTTAAGTGGGGGTAGCTAGTATATAAATATAGCTCTAGTGCGAAACAAACATGGGACATAGAAAAAATAAACTAGAATATGAACCAATCCTGTCGTCTGACGAAGAAGCACCAATAGAATACTGCAATCTGGATACGAAACTAAATCGTAGACAGAGAAATTTTATTTGGATCGCAGTTAATAATCCTCGATTATCGTTAGTAGAATGTGCCTACAAGGCTGGGTATAAAGATCCTCGTCAGGCGGCCAATAAGCTCATGGATAAGCCTTTAATTAGGCAAGAATATAATTATTTGATGAATCAGGCCAAAAAGAAGTATGAACTGAATTATGATCGGGCGGTGCAAGATCTTTACGATATTAGAGATAAAGCTATGGAAGCAGGGTCTTTTAACGCTGCAATCTCAGCCCAGAACTCGCTGCTTAAAGTCGGAGGCCTTATTGTAGATCGGAAGGAAGTTAAGTTTGGTAAAGTAGATCAAATGAGTCGGGAAGAAGTCGAAGCTAGGTTAAAACAACTTATGGGAAACATAGTTGAAGCTAGTATTGAGAATAAAAAAGACCCTGGCGAACTCCTGGAAGAAGTAGAAGATCAATCAAAAGAGTCTAAATAGCTATCTAAACCTTTAAATAAGGCAGTTTCGGAAGTAAACCAAGCTGTGTGTATGAGTTGATTGTCTTGATAAACAAGAAAACCCACCTTAAAAGGACTAAGATGGATATTCTCGTAGCGTTCTAGGTCGTAAAGTGTGGGATCGAAGTCAACTATCTTGATGTCTAATTTAATCACACATCTGGTCTTTCAGAACATAGGTAAATTAACACATAAATAGCTATGGTTATATGAAACCATGTATCAATCATTCTTGAAAATGAATTTGTCCGTCTTTGATACTAAATCTACGAACAGAAGTGTCTGAGTGTGCCAGATCGTCATACCCTAAGTCATACTCAGATATAAATTCTACTTTGAACATTTGCTCTAATGGTATAAGTATTGCATCTGCGTTATTGCCACCATAACGAAATAGATCTATAACTTCATTGTTATCGTTCAGTTCAAAATGTATATAGTGTCCTTCATGACAAAAGTATTTTTTGTCTTTAAGGTTTGTTATCTCAAATCCAATCTCTTGCAAGACTTCATTGTTTTTAATGTCGTCAAGTGGTATTGGTTTACTTGGTCGATAATATGTACTCATTCTTCTTTTCTCCACATTTGTTGATACCAAAATTCAGCTTGGCTAGTTTCTCCATCAGCAAAAGCTAAGATACTATCAATCAT